GGAACAACTAGATATCATTGCTCATGAAGATGAGCGTATTGAAGTTATTAATAATCACTTTAATGAACATGAGTAGAGGATGTTGTGGTGCTGGGTGTCGCGATTGCCCATTCAGACCACCTCCTAGGCAAGTGGAATAAATAATATGTCTATTGACATTATATAAACATGAAAAAACTACTTGCATTTCCTATAATGCTTTCCTTGATTTGCATTACAGGAACTGCTCCTGCTGAAGCAAGACGTAACAGACCTGGAGTTTCGACTCCACAATGTACAAGGAAAAGACCTTGTTCACGACTGCCTTTGCTTCCTAGTCCACCAAGGAAACCAAAACCCTGTAATATTTGGACTTGTACATCATCTCCTGGTGGTACACCTGGTGCCATTGGAGAACCAATCGACTTTGGCAAACCAATGCCAAGACCTTGGAACAAACCTCGTCCTGGCACACAGTGGCGTTGACCATCTCGTAAAAATATGGTATACTAAGAGGGTTAAACGCCCTCTTTTTTATGGAGATTAAAATTTACACCAAACCTGGATGTAAGTATTGCAGTCAAGCAAAACTTCTTTTGCAGAGAGCAAACTTAGAATATGAGGAAATTTATTGTGTTGGCAACAGTGCTGATAGATTAAAACATGATTACCCAAATGCAACTGGATATCCATGGGTGATCATTGATGAGGAAGTAATTGGACCTCTTACAGAAACCGCTAAATTATTTTTAAAGAAAGGTTTAGTAAAATCGTCAAAAAATGAAAGATCTTAAAATAAATAAAGGTATAGAACTCATGCTTCGGGGGGCGAAGGAGGAAAAGGAAGAAGCGAAACCCCCATCAAAAGGTATCGCGATCACTAGGTTTTTTACCCTACTAAAGCGAAGAGTCTATTTCAACTTTGAACTTTTGTGGGACAGCAAACAAATTTAATTGGAGTTGAACCAATGACGCAAGCAACCATTGTTTATTTCTCAGCAACTGTTTCCTTTATATTTTTATGTGTTGGTGTGATTACTGGATGGACAATCAACGAAAAAATTCATGAGTATATGTATGGTAAATTACAGGATGAAAATATTCATCCAGAAATGTTAGACGGAGATGGTCAATGGATCAACGAAGAACTTCTATCAGTTCGCTTTGTAGATGAAGAGGAACTTGAAGAAGACTAAATATTATTACGCTATCGATTAAGTTATGCAATTGTTATTGAATGAAGTGCTGCAAAAAGTTAGCAACGCTAAAACAAAACCACAAAAAATTAAACTATTACAAGAATATAATACTCCAGCACTCAGACAAATTTTGATTGCTAATTTTGATGAGAGTGTTATTTCTATGCTTCCTCCAGGGGATGTGCCTTTTGAAAAGAATGAAGTGCCAGAAGGAACAGAGCATACGAAACTTACACATGAGTATCGTAAACTTTATCTATTCTTTAAAGGTGGTGCTAATGTTTCACAAACTCGTCGTGAAACTCTTTTTATTCAGATGTTAGAAGGTTTACATCAAGGGGAAGCAGAAGTTTTGTGTCTTATGAAAGACAGGAAAATTGGAAAGCGTTGGAAGATCACTAAGCAGTGCGTTGAAGAAGCTTTTCCACAAATTCAGTGGGGTAATCGTTCTTGAATTTACTTCATGAAAACTGTGACCCTAAATTAGCAGAAGATACATCATTGCCATGTACTGCCTACATTATTGAGTATAATACTGAAGGTGGTGTTCAACATGACATTGCTATATCTGCTAAACAAGTAGAAATATTTGACCATTACTGGGACAAGTATCATAATGTGATTAGTATGAAACAAACAGAGGGTAGAGCTAATCCTAAACTCTGGCAAAATCCTAACAAGAAAAGCAAATGAGTGCAAATCAAACGGGTAACTGGTGTATTTTTTATTGTAAATTGTCTGACCAAACTGTCTGGCATACCATGAAAACATGGAGGAAGGATGGGGTTCTTGTTTCTGCTAAAACTTATGATGATGTGTATAAATTCAATCGTTTCAAAGAAGCGTTTAATTTTGCAAAGAATTTAATTACTGGTGCAGGTACTGTTCCTGTCTATGACGCACAGGTCAAGCGAGTATGTAGAGCAAGAGGTGAAGCATTTTACCTATCAGGAAACTAATTGTATTGACCAATACAAGTTGACAAAGCATACATAGTATGGTATGCTTATACCATCGTTCATCCCCCGAAAGGAGGACGCAAGTAAGTCGCGGAACGGAGTCGTTCATCCCATGCTAGAACTATTATTCTATACACAACTCACATGTGCTCAGGCTGATGCAATTATGTTTCGGATGAGAACAAATGAGAATATTCCTACCGAATATAAGGTGGAATTGATTGAGGTCATGAAGGAATCAACGCCTGATTGCTATCCATGGGACGCACACGACTGAAGGAACGGGGATTAAAAACCCTAACTTCAGGAGACTGACAATGAACACACTAAACATGATCAGAAAGCAGATTCAAAAAGTATCTGCTCTTCACGACGCACAAATTTCTCACACTACATATCGTGGTGTTGAGTATGATACTCGTTGTGTAGAATCAAAAGAGACCCATGGTACATTCTGTTATCGTGGTAAACTTTATATCAAGTGAACAACTTACTTTATAGAGAGGGTAATACCCTCTCTTTTTTTATAGGTATAAACTTTTAGGCATTAATATTCTTTACTACTCATAATCATTTTGTTAGAATTTGCTAACATTCTGTATAGATAGTTACAGAATTATGTGGGGTGGAAAAATGAATCTTACCTTCTCTTAAATTATGATTCATTACATAGAGGAGAACAATGCACAATTTATTATCCCGCTCACAATTAAATGAGTGGAGACATTTTGAAACTACAGTAGATACCTTGGAGGTTGAAAATCAAAAACTCAATGACTATTACGAATGTTTAATAGAGTGCGATTCATTAAATCAGCAACAGTGTAAACGAATATGTAGAAGAATTTTAAAATAAATTTCGAGAGGGGTTGCGACCCCTCTTTTTTTATGCTATACTTTAAAAGTGTGTAACCTAAATATGGATAGAGCGAAACTTAAACTTATTGTAAGGAACCTTAAGTCTTTGACAGATGTGTTGGAGAGTGAAGTTTATTCTAACGTAGAACTTTATGTTCATCCTTGGGACGAACATGTAAACAAGACAAAACCTAGAGTATTAACCTCAGAGGATGATGATGACGGATATCCAGACTGATTGGCGCTATAGTGATGAACGCATGGCGCTTCGTGCTGATGTGTTTATTAAATTAAAACATTACTTAAAGTTAAAAACTGGGAAGCATCTATATGAGTTCTGTCATCACTGGGTATCTCAAGGAAATCAATCAACGGAGGGTGCTGAAGAAGCATTCCTTCAATACTTAACAAGAGTAGTATGACCAGACTGAAAGATCAAATTAGATTAGCAAAGAAAGCACTTAAGATTGCACAAAAGAAACCAGATCTTTTTACACCAGAAGAGTTGCAGTACATGTCATTGCAACTAGTTCGTGCTAAAATAGCATTGAAAGCAAAACAACAACTACGCAAACAGGAGAAAGGATTTAGTAATGAACTCAGTGAAACTAGTAACGGTAACTCCAGACGCAGAAAAGATGATGGGTTATGTGGCGAGGGTGAGCAACCCGAACAACCAGGACAACCCTAAGGTTGCTGGTCTGCTAAAGTATTGTATCAAACACAACCACTGGTCTGTTTTTGAGCAAGCACACATGACTCTAGAAATTGAAACTTCCAGAGGAATCGCAGCTCAAATCTTGAGGCATAGGAGTTTCACATTCCAAGAGTTTTCTCAACGGTATGCTGATAGTTCTATGTTGGCAGAAAAGATTCCTTTACCTGAACTTCGCAGGCAGGATACAAAGAACCGTCAAAATTCTATTGACGATGTTGATGCTTTCACTAAGCAAGAACTTGAGATTGCTATTCAAAGACACTTCGAGTCTGCTATGGATCTTTATCAGCATATGCTTTCCGTAGGAATTGCAAAGGAATGTTCGCGTTTTGTGCTTCCTTTGGCAGTTCCCACAAAAATCTACATGACAGGCTCAGTTCGGTCATGGATCCATTATATTGAATTGCGTTCCGCTAATGGTACGCAGAAAGAACACATGGACATTGCACTAGATGCTAAGCGTGTGTTCGCAGAACAGTTCCCTATTTGTGCTGAAGCACTGGAGTGGTTATGAAATTATTGACATTAGACGACTATCAAAAAGCAGGCGAAACATTTTGGCCTAAGTATTGGTACATCGCTAAAGAACTGGGAGAAGATGCCAAACCTGAGCAAGTTCTTAAAGTTATGGAAGCGATTGGTGGTGTCGCATTGAAGGCAGCACTAGAAGAAAAACTAGCAGGACCATTCGGATTTAATAAAGTAAAGGAGGGAGACGATGGCGACTTACCCAGTGATTAATAAAGAAACTGGTGAACAAAAGGATCTTGTAATCAGTGTTCATGATTGGACACAATGGTGTGAAGATAATCCTGATTGGCATAGAGATTGGAGTGATCCCTCTACATGCCCTGCCTCTGGTGAGGTTGGTGAATGGAGAGACAAGATGGCAAAGACCCATCCTGGATGGAAAGACATCATGAAGAACAAGGTGATCCCCAAAGCACCACGAAACCGTACCATTACAGACAAATACAACTACTGATATGCCTGCTAGAAAGAAGACTACTAAAGCTCCTGGACAAAGTATGAGTGCGAAGCAGAAGAAGCGTCGTAAACCTATTGATGAAGCATACATGTTGCCAGTAGAACCTCTCACTCATAACCAGCAAGTTATGTTTGATGAGTGGGACAAAGGTAAGATGATCTATGCCTATGGTGTAGCAGGAACTGGTAAAACATATGTTGCTCTATATAAAGCACTTAAGGATGTACTCAATGAGTACACACCTTTTGAAAAGATTTATATTGTTCGCTCTCTTGTCGCTACTAGGGAGATTGGTTTCCTTCCTGGAGACCACGAGGATAAGTCTTCTCTCTATCAGATACCGTATAAGAACATGGTTCAGTCCATGTTTGAGATGCCAGACGATGCATCATATGAAATGCTCTACGATAACCTGAAGGCACAGGAAACTATCTCCTTCTGGTCTACTAGTTTCATTCGTGGCACTACACTA